CTTGTGTACCAGTCGGACCAGTTTGATCATTTTGTCCAGTTGGACCTGTAGAATCTGGTGGACCATTCGGACCAGTTTGATCATTTTGTCCACTTGGACCTGTAGAATCTGGTGGACCATTCGGACCAGTTTGATCATTTTGTCCAGTTGGACCTGTAGAATCTGGTGGATTAGTTTGATCATTTAATTCAGTTATACTTAATGCAAAATTTGATATCATAAATAATGAATTTGTAGTCGGACCATTTTGTCCATTTTCATTATTTTGACCTGTTGGCCCAGTTTGATTATTTTGACCTGTTGGTCCAGTTTGATTATTTTGACCTGTTGCCCCAGTTTGATTATTTTGCCCAGTTTGATTATTTGAGCCGGACATACTAGTAGAATTATCTACAGGTACAAAATTTAATACAACATTTGGTATCATATATAATGAAGAATTATTTATATAATCAGTATTACTATAAACATATCCAGCTGATAAATATGTTGGCATAGATTCAACATTATATAAATTAATATTAGTCATAATATAATCATATTTACCATATAAATTATTATATTGTAAAATATTATCTAATGTTGATGAAATATTATTAGTTAATGTAAATATAATATTATTAGAAGCTTTAAAATTAGAATTATTATCATATCTAATATCAGTATATGTATTCGTTGTGATTGTTTTTAATAAATATAAATTTGTATCAGTACTTGTTGAATTTTGTATTTTAGTTCTATAAATATTATAAGAATTATAATTATTAGTAATGGTTTGATTAATTTCTATATAAACATATTCATCATTAGTACATGATATTGAAATAGGATTTGTCATTTTTGTTTCTAAATTAGTTAAATTATTAAATAATGAAATAGCATAATTATAAGATCCAATATCTAAAGTATTTATAGTAGATGATACAATTTTACTTAGTGTAAAAGGAAATATAAAATCAACAGATTTTTTAGATGGTACTAATGAGTTATAATCAAGATAATTATTCTCATTAACTAAATAATATAAATAATCTTTTTTAATACTATCATATGATAACTGTCCTTTAAAATTAATAGTAAAATTACTAATAATTTTATATGAAAAATTTAAAGTTTCTAAATAAATATCTAATATATTATTATAATTTGTTGGTAGATTATAAATTATTCCAGATAATGTTAAAATATAATAATTATTTAATATATCAGTTTCTTTTAATGTAACAAGAATTTTATTTATTTTACTAGAAATAGTAGGAATATTATTATATTTAATATCATTATTAATATTATATTCTATTCCTAATAGTGAATCTAAAATTGAATCTGTATATGAAACAGTAGTATTATCATTAATTGTTGTTAATAAATATAATTTAGTCCCATTTGCATATGATCTATATATTTTTCTACCAACTACATTTAAATTATCAGATATAGGAATATTATTAATTAGAACAATTGAATTATTACATTTTACAATTACTTTATCTGATACATCTGATTCAGATGTACTTGTAAAATAAGATATACAATAAATATGAGATCCATCATTAACGGGATTACTAGTAGGTTTAATATTAGTACATGTAAATGTATTAACTGGTTTTAATATATTATTAACAATATATGAAATATTTAACACACAAATATTATTTAAAATATTATTATTATAATAAGCAGGATCTATATAAAATGAATTAGTATCAAAACTATTAATTGAATTATAAATAATTAAATCAGAAACTGTTTTATATAAATATAAATTTTTTGAAATACAATTAGGATATGTTTTATTATCAAAATATAAAGCTGGAATATAATTATTATAAGTAACGGTTAATACAATTTTAGAATTATTTGGACAAGATTTAATATTTGTAAATACCAAATATAAACTATTAAAATTATATTCATTATTTTTATTTATTTGATTAATTTTACCAGGTGTAATTATAATTTCATTAATTGATATTTGAATTTTAGTATTAGAACTATAAATATTATCATATTTGATATATAAAATATAATTACTACTATCATATATAACTTGTTTAAAATTAATTTTATTATAATTATCAATTTGTTCAATATTTTCATAATAAATATAATTATATGTATTTACTATATTTAAATTATTAAAATTATTATTAGTGATTAAACTTGTAAAATCAGTATTAAATGAATTTATTTTAACATTAAATAGATTATCTTTAAATTGTAAAAAATCATTATTTAATATACAATAAAATCCCATCCAACTATTTTTATAATACATCTCATAAAATGATTCTTTTAAATCAGATAAATTATATAAATTAGAAGGATCAATTGAATAATAAAATGCTATTTTACGATTAACATCATTTACTTGTGTTGATTTAGAATATGTATCTAAATAATTATTATATAAACGTACTGTTATGACATTTCTCCATAAAATAATAAAAGATTTTAAAGAATTATTGTTTTTAAGAATATCAACCTCAAATGCTAGAACATCATTTGCAATTACACTAAAAATATTAATCATGTCGACTGGTCTTATATTCTCGCTTTCAATAGTACTTAAATTATTACTAATACTATTCAAATTTGGATATTCTTTTGTAGTCTTTATGAATGACATATTTTGATTATCCAAATCAAATAATTCTTGAATAGTTGTTGTTTTTGCAAAAGTACTATAATTTGTTGCTAAATATCCTTCATTAAAATTAATTTGAGATGTTGGAATTGAAGTAAATCTATCAATAATCATTTTTAAATTTATATATAATGATTTTGGATTATTAAATTTTAAATTAGCAAAAATAGAATTAATATTTTGTTCAGCTAAACTATAATTTGATTTAAATTCTAGGAAAATTATATTATTAATATTATTAGTTCCAAATAAATTACTCATTCTATTATCTAAATTATTTTCCCAATTAGTAATTGGATTTGTATCATTAACAATAGTATTTACAATTATTTCATTATATTGAATAATATTATATTTTTTCCAAAAAGTATAAATGTAATTATTATTAGAATATAAAGTTTCTAAAATTAATAAAATACAAAGTGAATTATTATTTAAAATATTATTAATATAATCATCAAAATTTAAAAAATTAGTAAGACAATAATTATATACAATATCAATATCAAATTGATCTGAATTTTGTATAGCTAAATTTAATGAATTCTTATAATCATAATATCTTTCTGTTTCTGTTTTTTTAATTATATTACCATATGCATCAGTACTATTGTCTATTAAATTAAATTTAAAATCAAAATAATTTACATCTTTAATAGTAAAATTATATTGATAATATTGATTAAATATTCTATTTTTAATTAATAAATAAATACTATTATAAGTTGTTTTTAAAGTTTGAATAGGATTAGAATATAAAATATTATCAGTACCTGAATTAGAAATATAGTCTAACCAATATTGTTCCCAAAAATTAGAATAGAGTCTTAATGTATTAATTATTGGTGAAATATTATTATCAATTAATTGATAATAATTTATTTGTTGACCATAATCTGAATATTTTAAATATTTAGGTAATACATAATCTTGAATTAATATTGATTCAATTTTACTAATTTTTTGAATAAAATTTGATAAACTAAATAATACTTGAGGTATTAAATACCATCCTTTATTTTCAACATAAAATATATAACAATTCATATTTTGATAGGTAACAGATAACTCATTAATATTATATGGTTTTAAAAATATATTAGTTGTTGAAGTTTTTTTTATAATTTGAAAATATGGAATTTCTAATTTAAAATATAAATTATATAATAAATCTCCATTATTTTCAATAACTTTTGATGATTCTTTCTTAAATCCAATACTACCAATAAATCTTTCATTTTGACAAACTGAAAATTGGGTATGTTGTTTATAAACTGTTTTAAAAAATGTAATTTCTGGATTTCCAATGATTGGTGAATCTTGGACTCCAGTGGTTATTAATTGAATTAATCCTCCAGGCATTATTAGATTAAAATAGAAAATATCTTTAAGACTTTTCAATATTTATAACTATAAATCTTTTATAAATATAATAATAACTTTTTATACTTGTCTAAAATTTATAATAAACAATTATGTAATCATATATTCTAATAGAATATTATCAAATATTTCAATAATTGTATATAAAAATCTAATATATAATATATGAGTTCTGAATCTAAATATTATATTCATGCAGTTTTATTAGAGGATTGTATATATTCTAATAAAGCATTTGAATTATTACAATTAAATGGAATTAGAAATCAAATTCAAAGAGTAAATTATATAAATAAAAATAAATATAAATTACCTAATTATAATACTTTCCCTCAAATATTTTTAAAGAAAGAAGGTTCTAATGATTCTTTATTTTTAGGTGGCACATCAGATTTAAATGATATAATTAATATATTTAAATATAATAAATATAATGATGAAAGTATTGATAAATTCCAAATGAAATATAATTGGTGGTCTAAAAAGGCAATATTAAGATTAATTCAATTAATTAATAAAAAAATCTGAATTATATGTATGGAAAGAGTTATTCCAAATGTATTAAATGTACTTTCATGGAATGTATGTTTTGGATGCATGTATGCAAATGAAAAGAGTAAATATGATGTTACAGCTAAAGTTATTGCTGAATATTGTAGATCTAAAAATACAAGTCAAAATCCAAATGATCATGAATGTTTAAATAATGTAGTAGAATTTATGAATAGAGATAAATATGATTTAATTGGTTTACAAGAAGTTGTCGAAACTATCAACTGGGACGAAATAATTAGTAGAAATGTGAATTTACAAAGAATGTCCTATATTTTTAATACTGTTACAACAGCTAAAGGTATATCTGCAAATATGATTACACTTTATGATAGAGATAAATTTACATTAATAGCTGCAAAGGTTGGTAATTTGGCTATAGATAAAACTGATGGAAGACCTTATCAAATATTATATTTAAATTATAATTTAAATAATGAAAAATATATAATAATTAATTTACATAATGGAAAATCTCTCCCATTTCACAAAAATGCATTGGAACAAAAATTTAGTAAATTTATTAATGACCGTTAGATTAAACTTCATCTATTTTTAATATGGGAGGTCCAATAAAATTAAATGAGGAAAATCAAAATTTGATTAAAATTATTGGTGATTCTATACCACATGTAATTTGTTTTGGTGATTTTAATGATGGCCCATATCAATATAATGAATATTATGATTTAAAAAAAATGATTAGAGAAGGGAAAAAACTATCAGGAACACCATATAGTTATAGTTAATATAGACAAAAATTTGAACAATTAAAAGGAGATGGTAAAGATATAGAAAATTATTGGCAAGGATTACAATTATTTAAAACATCAGATTCTATATTAGAAAATATTATAGTAAATACTAAAGAAACAAGACCACCTAATACATGTTGTACAGGGAAAGATTTTTACGTGGTGAATTTAATGAACAAGAACAATTGAAAGAATCTACACATAATAAATTTTCAAATCTAAAAAATAAATTTTTTAATGAAGCAGAAATTGATAAAAATGATGATGGTGATAAAGATGTAGGTGATTATATTTTAATAAGTAAAGAATTAATTTATCATACTTTTCTTACTGCACATAATGTTGGTACATCTTCTGATCATAAACCAATATCTTGTAAAATTAAATTACCTGAATATAAACCTGATAAAACAAAAAGTGATAAAAAATATTTAAAACATTATGAAATAAAATATATTTACTATAAAAATAAATATTTAAAATTAAAAGAAGAGCTTAACTTTCATTAAAAATAACAGTACCATTCTTATAAATACCTACTGGTTGATTATTACTATCAAATACAGTACCATTATTTACTGATTCATAATAGTAGTCTTGATTATTTAATGTAATTTTATCTAAAAGATTATCATCAATCAAAATTGTATTTTTAGTTGGTTCATTTGGATCAAAATAGTCTAATTCTTTAGATTTGAAATATTTTATTTTTAACTTATCAAAATCTAATCCTTCACCATTACAAATAGCAATTAATAATTTAATTTTCTCATCAATAATATTTTGTTGATATTCTTGTTTAATTTCTTTAATATTTGACTGTAATTCTAAAAATAATTCATTAATTGAATTAGTAAATGTTTCATTTATATTTTTTAATCCTGCTAATTTTTTCATTAATATATAAATAATTTATATATTAATAAACAATTTTTTCAATTTTTTATATTTTATTCATACTAATAATTTTTTAATTAGAAACTATAAAAATTAAACTACATTAATTATATAAAAAAATTATCTAAAAATTAATTCAAATAATTTTAATTAAAAAAATTGAAATAAATAATTAAATAAATATTTTTAATTACAATTATAAAATGGGTCAATATAATTCAAAACTTGATCAAGAGTATAACAATCTTGTTGACATATTAGATGAAATGTCATTTGGATGGAAAAGCCATTATGAATGTCAATCATTTCTTCAAAATAATTCATCACTAATTAATTTGAAAGCCTATAAACTAGTAAAAGAATATCCCGAGGTTATAATTAAACTAATCAAAGTTCATCCAGAAACTAAATTATATTTGTTAGATATTTTAGGTAAAGATAATATTAAAAATATATCTTTTCAATTAGATGATTATAATTTATAATTCATCTAATATTTTTAAAAATCCATAATTAGGATATATGATTGGTCTTTTAGATTTAACTAAATTGAATGCTTCATCTTTCGTTAATTTATGTTTTTTCATTAAATATGCAATTGCAAATGTAGCACTTCTAGAAATACCTGCATAACAATGAAATAATATTTTTTTATCTTTATAGTTCATTAATTCTGGTATTAAATATTTAATTAAAGCTAAAGCATTATCTTTATATTTTGTTTTATCTATCAAACCAACATTATATATTTTTTTATTATTTTCTTCAACAAATACAATTTCATCTAAATAAGATCCATTAAATTCTCCAAATAAATTTACAATTATATCAAATTCATCATAGGATGATTCACAATCTCCAACTGCAATATTTTTAGTAATCATGTTATAATGATCAATTTGACAATCATAACATTTTTTTTCCATATTACATGTTGCATTTTTTTTACATTTTTTACATAGATCATGATTATATTTATTTAAACAATCTAAACAAATACAAACACAACAATCTGCGCATATCAAAAAATCTTTCTTAAGTTTACAATCATTACATAATCCATAGTTAACTCTTGCCATTATTATGTTAAAGAAATTTTTTAAATATGAAATTAAGACATTATTTAAAAAATTAAAAGAATTTTTTATTTAACATGAAATTAAGATATCTTTTATAAATTAATTATATATCAAATAAAAAATTAAATGAATTTTTTATTTAACATGAAATTAAGATATCTTTTATAAATTAATTATATATCAAATAAAAAATTAAATGAATTTTTTATTTAACATGAAATTAAGATATCTTTTATAAATTAATTATATATCAAATAAAAAATTAAATGAATTTTTTATTTAACATGAATAACAATATACTTTCTTAATTTTATATTTATTAATTAATTTAGCACACATTGCACACGGTGCAACATTATCTAAATGAGTAATTTTTACAAGAACCATATAACATCTATTAATTTTGTTCTTTGGACATTTACGAATACAATCTTGTTCCGCATGTATAGTATATTTATTAGCCTCATAAGGGACACTCTTTTAATTTAGATGTCCTAATGCCCTTCCTTCCATTATGACCGCGTGATACAATATTTCCTGTCTTACTATCAATTAATATACAACCATATTGAGTTGCCATATCAATATAACTTTTCTTAGCCTGCAAAAGTGCTTGTTCAATATACAAAGATGATGCCATTTATATTACTAATAATTTGATTTAAAATGTATTTAATTCAAATTTTTATAAATGAATATTCAAATTTAATTTGATCATCAAATATGTAGATGAATGCAATAATACCTTTATTAATATTTGAATCACATAGTATTTTTTTTACTTTATCAATTTGTACTCTCCCCATTTTAATTTCTCTAATAGAGGCTTCAGTAAATAGATCTTTCTTTTTCCTAATACATTTAATTTCAATTGGAATTATTTCTTTAGTTATTTCATGAACTAGAAAACCATCGGGTGAAATACCTTCTATTCCATCAAAAATTATTCCAACATTTATAAAACTAAATTCGGGAAATATTATTTTCCAATCAACTCTATACATTACATATAGTTCTGCAATCGCTCCTGCAATTAGATGGAATCTTTCATCAATTCTATCTTTAATTGGAAAATTATCTTTAGAATCACGAACATCAGTATATTTTTCTCTAAATTCAAACCATTTTATTGATCTTTGAGGAATAAGTATAGATTTTTCAACTAGCTCAGAGAAAGATTTAATATCTTCTTTTTTATTTGATGGAATTTCAAAATATTCTGGTTTCATTATCATAAAATATTCTATAAATTCTTTTGATGGTTTCACAGGTGATTTCCAAAATAGCTTCTGCATTTCAATATCAATAAATGTTATAGGTGAATCAATATTTATTGGTACTTGAATCCAAGTTAGATCAATATCATCTATGTAAGTTTTACATATTTCAATAAATTCATCTGTAATAATTTTAAATATTTTAGGATCTCTAATACCAATTTTACCTCTAAAAAGAAAATATAGTGAATTAGATTCTGAATCAGGATAAATTTGATCTAGAAATTTAGCAACACCTTTTTTAGTGTAATATTCTTGATTTTTAGAATAACCATGTTTTATTAGAATAATAGTTGAAATTTTATAAAAGATTGCTTTTATAAAATCTTTAAAATCTGAATCAATCATAATATTAAAAATATCACTATCAATAATAAACTTAATTTTTTTAAATTCATTAGCACTGTAAGGAATATATTTGATTTTAAATAGTTTTAGATTTGAAATTATATAATTAATAGTTGGTTTAATTCTTTCAATAACATGAAAATCATCGGGTGGATCTATATTAATACATTTATCTTTCGGCATATGAAGTGATTGAGTATAATAAACAATACCATTCAAAGTTTTAATAGATCCTTTAGATGTGCAAATAATTTTACAATTTTCAAAATGTACGTAAATTATATCTAGTTCTTTAGTAATATCTTTTTTTAGTTCTTCAAGTTGTTCTTTTAGAAGATTAATATTAATTTTAGCATTATGAACTGGATAAATTGAATCAATAATTATTATTATATCAATATCAGTACTTTCAGGATCACCATATATTACAAATTGAAAATCATTAATCATATTTGAGGCTTCAATTGCTTGATAAAGTTTAGTAATTTTTTTATTTTGAATTTGATTAAATTCTATTTCTGTAAAGTCTATATAATTAATTAGTTCTCTGCAAATAATAAATATTTCATCAAACTTAAATTCAGTTATTTTTGGGAAGGAATCAATAAATACTTGTTTAAAATATTTTTTAATCCCATTTGATTGTAGAATAATTTTAATTCTTTTATCTGGATATTTATCTGTATTTAGTGGAAAAGTATCAATACTATCTTTTAGAATTTTGGTAAATTTATATATTTGATCCATGTTTTTTTATTAAATTATTTATTACTTTAACTTTAAATTTTATCAATTTTTTTTATAAATTAAAATGAATTATGATATTTATTAAAAAATACTAATTACTATCATTAGAAGCATTAACGGGGGGAAAACCATTTGTATACACTGAATTTACATAATGACATTTACTTTCCATATAAATAGATGATCTTGGACAACCTTTACCGCTTGGAATAGACGGAAGATTATCTCTTATAGAGTTATTTAATGTAGTAATATCACCACTTTGATAAATTAGACTATTTGAACCACTAGGGAAATTTTCTATTAGATTATCATTTGAGTTTTGAGATTGACAATAATATCCTCCACTGACAGTATAAATACAATGTTGAGGCAAAGCCATTATATATATATAGATAATTATTTCTAAATTTTTTTTAAAATATTTTATTTAAAAAAATTTTAAACAAAATATTTAGATCAATTATTATTTTAAAAATCAGGCATATCAGTTGAAATTTGTAAATTATTAATAATATCTTTCAAATTAGTATGAGTTGGCATTTTTACTTCTCTAATTGGTGATAAAATATTTATTTCAGTACATTTATTTTGTTGAGTTAATTCATTCATTTTAAATAATATAGGAAAATTTAATATTAAACCAACAATTGTACTAACTAGAAGAGGTAACTTGTATTTATCAAATAAATTTATACGAGTCCTGTTATTTTTTTTATCATCATTATTTTGGAACCAAAGAATGATTATAAAAACTATAATCATGACAATTATTTGTTTAACAATTAATTTCATTAATTTAATAAAGAAATTAATTATATTATTTTTTTCTAATATAAAATAATATGATTAATATTAATCAAGTTAAAAATCAAAACGTTTACAAAACTGTTAAATATATATTAATGGCTTTATTTATTTTTATAGCTACCAAATATATTCCTCAAAAATTATTAATGATTAATGAAATTATAATAATAACTATATCATGTACAATTGTTTATATAATTTTAGATACTGTTTCACCATCTATAAATATGAATATATCATGTGATAAAGATATTAATCATTTTAAAAATCCATAAATTTTTTAAATAATTTATCAGTTTTTACATCTTTTTTTACTTTATCTGAATTACTAAATATTTCTTGAAATTTAGTACCATTCATTTCAGTTAAACTAGTATCAAATTCTGTTTCTATTAAATCATTATTTAATATTTTTTTAATTTTATTATCTAAATTATTTTCAATTAAATTATCTTTATCTATTAATGATTTTTCAATATCACTATCTAAATCAGATGTAACATTATCTAAAGAACCAGTAATACTAGAACCTTCTGGAATATCTTTATCTGATATATATGAATTATCTGATGAAATATCATCATTGATTTGAACAGCTGATGTTTTATTAACTAAATTATTTTGGAGTATGGATGTTTCATCATTCTCATTTTTATTAGTTCTCATCAAGCTAGATGTAATTGATGTTTTAGAATCATTTGGTTTAATAATATTTAGTATTTTAGATCCTATTGTTCTAGAATCAGTTTTACTATCATCATTAGGAATATTTTCTTCAAATATTTTATATTCTAATTCTTTATTAGATAAATCTTTATTAATTATTTTAGTTAAATTTTTTTCTTCTGCTTCACTTATACTTTGTTCAAAATTATTATTTTGAATATCTTCTTCAATATCTTCACCGAGATAGATACTTAATATATGTTTAACTGGCAATAATTTACGTAAGGCTTCTTTTATACATTCTTTAATAATATTCATACAATCTCGTTGATTACGTTTAATTTCAATTGGAGGATAATTATGATATAATAAATATGGATTATTCCAAATTTCTCTTGCACATTCTATATAAACTTTATGTATAAAATCACAAATTGAAATATTTTTATAAAAAGAAGAGTCAACTCTTTCTTGAATTTTCTTTGTTGGATTATACATTAAAACAATTAAACTTGATTTTAAGGTTGCTTTTATTAAATCACCTAACCAACCATAACTATGAGATGAATTAATAATTCTTTCTGTTTCTTTATTAATTAAATTTTGATTCCATTTAGGAATACGTTTAAGGTAAGTTTGAAATATTTTTAAAACATCATTTGTATCAGATGATTTATGTGCTTCTTTATATATTGATTGTATGCCTTCAAATATTAAAGGTGTTAAAATATTAATAAGATGTGAAATGTATTCATTTTTTGTTTCAACTAAAATATTTAGCATTTTTATGTATATTACTATATAGTAGAGATTATTTTAAATTAAAATAATTTTAATTTAAAATAACACGTTTAAATAATTATCAATTTTATTAGATAGTCATAATTTAAAAAAATTGAATTATTTATATTATATTATATAATTAAAAAATTAAAAAACATGTCGTCAACGAACCAGGATGTTTCTAGATTGTCCATATTTTTTGGTAACAAAGAAGTAACATATCGACCTGAATGTCATGATGAGATGATTTTAGCACATGATAAATGGATTAAGTTTGGTAGTAAATTTGCGGAAGTTTCAGATAATAATCGTGAAAATGGATATGGTTCGGGAAAAGTATGGTATGAAACACCAAGCGGTTTTCTTAAGTTTCATCCAAATGAATTATATACAGGTGACGCCAAAAATGATAGAGCTTGGCCAATTATTGATTTATTTTGATTTAATTTTGACCATGATTATTTAAATAATTACTATCATCTCTTGTTAAACAAACACATCCTTTATAATCTCCTGAAGCACAACCATAATTAGAAGGAATATAATTTTGAAGTTCATTAGGAGACATATTAGGATCGGCAATATCGTCTGGTACAGGCCATTGATTTAAACCACAACAACTAGTACTACATTTTTTAGTATCTATTTTAGGCATAATACTATTATTTGCAGGTACACTACTTAAATAATTAAAGTTTTCTTTAGATTGATTCTTTTCTAGCATTGGTAATCCAATAAAAAAGAAAACTATTGTCCCAAGTATAATTAAAAATAACCCTACATTATTTTTATTATTAATTTTCATATATATGTTATCATAGAAAATATATTTTAATTATTTTTTCTAGTATAAATTATAATGAAAATATTAAATAAAATTAAAAATATATATAATAAGAAACATAAAGCTATTCTAAAATATTTAAATCCAACTAAAAAATTTAATCTAGAATTTATTAAAAATGGATCCAATAAATTAATTAGTATTAATGAAAATAATAGGAAAATATTAATTGGTGATTATAATTTTTATGGAATTTATCAACAATCTACTAAATTGTGGATTTGGGCATCTTCTATTCCAGGTGTAGATAATGCATATATTAAACAAATTAAATTTATTAAATCATTTAGTCATTTATTTGAAGCTAGTAATGATATGAAAAATATTTTTTATTATCAATTATTAACACAGGATGCTATTTTAATAACAGATGAGGCAAATATGATTATATGGATTAATGAATTATTATTATATCTTTCAGATGATTTATATATATTTAATCCATCTAATTCTGAATCAAATATTCAATTTATAACTTTAATTAATATTAAAGAGAAATATTTATAATTTTTTATTTGAACTAATTGATTTAGTTATTCTTTTTTTATCTTTCGATGCTAATTTATTAAATTCTGTTGTTTTATCTATTTTTAAACATAATTCTATTTCTTTAATAGTAACATCCTTCCCATAACCATTAAGTATTTTTATTAAGTCTGCTTCTTTATTATTTTCAATAAAATAATTACATATTTTATTAAGCATTAATATTTCTAAATTTGATTTATTATTTATAATTTTTGATAAATTTAAAATATTTTTACGATTTATATTTTTAAGCGAAGTTTTATTTAAATCAGAACTAAATTTAATATCATTATTTTTTTTATTATTAATTGTATTTTTATTAATCCAATATGATGTATTTAAACATGTAAAAAAACCATGAATATTTTGTAAATACCAATTTTGATCTGTATAAATACTAGTTTCAATATTGTCTCCATGAGATAAAGATTCAGAAATATTTAAAATATTATTCCATAAATTATTAGATTTAGTTAATATTCTTTTAATATAATTTTCATGTATCATTAAAGGTAATAATACTTTTTCAGATTCATAATATTTAATAGTAGTTTCATAATCTAAATAATTATTTAATAATTTATCTGTGGAATCAAATAATCCAATATTAATATTTTTCTCTTTAGATTTATCAATAAATTCTGTAACTTGTTGTTTATTAATTTTGCCATTAATACTATGATATGATAATTCTTGTAATAAATTTATTAATCGTCTTATATCAAATTGTGAAAATTTAATTATATCATCTAATATTTTATCAGATGAAAAAGAAATATTCTCATTTTCACAAATATGTTGAATTAATTTATAAATTTCTTTAATACACGGAACATTAAATACTATCTCTGTACATCCTTTTTTTAGCTCATTTAATAATTTAGAGTGTTGATTATTAGAAATAAATATTAATGGGAAACTTTTAGTTTTATTATTTTCTTTATAAATATCCATTATAAATTTCTTCTCACTTGTTAATGTAATATTTTCAATTTCATCAATTATTAATGCAACTTTTTTATTTTTATTTATATTAATTTTAGAGTAAATTGAATTATTAAAATTATAATAATCATCAAAATCATTATAATTTCTGTGCTCTTTAATATCGTTTAAATTAATTATTCTAACAATATAACCTAATTTTTTTAAAATTAGTTCAATTGATAATGTTTTACCAATACCTTGAGTACCAGATATTATTATACATTGTTTGCTGTTTGATAAATTATTCAACCAGTCAAAAATTTTATAAATTTGTTCATTATTACCAATTATTTGATCAATATCAGTTGGTTTATATTTATTTATCCATAGATATGTCATAAATTAAATATATAATTAATTAATTCTTTAATTATATAAAAAACTTTAAAAATAAAATATTTTAGAAAAACTTGAATAATAAGTGATAAATTAATAAAAAAATAAATTTAAAAAACTATTTAATATAAAAGTTTAAAAAAAATTTCTAAATCTTAGTATATAAATAATGGATTCAAGCTCCGATAATAGAAACAATCAAAGAAATGATAACAGTAGAGATTCAAATGATGATAAAATCAAATCAGGTGTTGCTAAAATATTCAAAGAAATGGGTAAAAATAGTAATGATTATAATTATAAATTAAATATTACCAAATTAGGTGAAGAATATGGTAATATGAAAGTAGTTGAAGAAATTCAAAAAGTTTGGGCTGAGAAAACTAATTATATTAACAAGAAAGCTAAAAAATTTGCTCAATTAATACGTGAAAAATACAGTAACAGTCGTCTTCCTTTCCATATAATTTTAGAAAAAGCTAGATTATTTAAAACTAAATACAATTTATCTGAAGATGAATTTTCTCAATTCAAACGTATATATGAACAAGAATTAATTGGTATTAAAAGTCAAGAAGTTGCTTTTCCAATTACAAATATGATGAAAATATTAGGTACTGTTTCTGGTACTATTAAACCTATCGCTAATAATACACTAAGTGACAGTGATGCAAAAATAATGCAAGATATTATTAAAATCCATGCTTCATCAAGACCATTACATGCACAAGTATTATTACAATCCATTCAATATAGCGATTGTGCTTTTGAAGCATTATCTGGTGAATATAGACGTGAACTAGGTCACAGACCAGGTGAATCAATCCATGCAGTAATAGCTGCTATGTTTATTCCTAAAATTTCAATACTTGAAGAACATTTCTTACACTCTAATATTGCTTCCATTGTAAAAGCTCGTTACAATGATGAACCATTAGTAACTAAATCTGATTATCAATTATTCTATTCATTAATTAATGATCCAAATGATATTATATGTGATAATAGATCATCAATTTCTGATTTATATAATCGTGTTCAAATACAAAATCAATTATGGGAAAATGTTATTAACTTACGTAATGGTCAATATTATGGAAGAAATTTTAGAGATTTTGTAGGATCAGTTGATCAATGTAAACTTAATAAATATGATACACCTGATTTAGTTTATGGAAGATATGATGGTACTATCCTTAAAAGATTAATATCTGCTTTCTCTTTCAGACCAACCATAGTATCTACTTTACCTATATATAATACTCCATTAGTAAATATTAATCCATACCAACAAAATATTAAACCACTTGTAACAAGTGTTTCTATGATTAATATAAAATTACCACCAGTTCTTAATGAAGAAGTCAGCATTAATTTAGAAGATTCTTTAAATTCTGAACAATTATTTTTAGAAAATAATTATATTACTGCTCGTAACACAAGTATTATTTATTCTAATGGTGTATTATTTTTCTATATTGATAGAAGAACTAATATTATTTATGCTCAAGATATGCAACCATTTAATATTAATAAATTACCTACATCAGTATCTGGTTTTGAACGTATTAATGATCGCCCAATTAATTTTGAAACTGAAATTACCATTCGTAAAGATGTATATAGATTAAGATCAGTTGTTTTAGCTGAAATTAATAAAAATATTGCTGATAAAAATATAGTTATTGGTTCTTCTACTATATTCATGCTCCATCCTGATACTAATAAAGATAGATTCACTGAAGAATTCTTTATTTATGATCCAATTAGAGTTGTTGATAAACTTTTGTCAATTTCTACTGATACCTATGTTTATCGCCAACCAACAAGACAAATCTTTAGAAATCATACTGATATTGAAAATATGTCATTTGAAGATATGGCAAGCAGAAGAGGAATTATATTTATGTATGAATTAGTAGACGATAATTCTAAAGGTGAAGTTAATTTTTAAAAAAATTGAAATTTTAAGTATTTATTAATTGTTAATTTTTAAAACCTTTTACAATTACCCCAGTTTTAATGGCTGCTGCTTCAAGTTCCATGTCTTTCACTTTAGAATAGCCAACCCCCTGGACCAAACCTTCTAGTGCACTCAAGCCAAATCCTGAAGTTGAGATAGGCTTTCGACGCGCTGACTTTACTTCTGTCAAGTATCTATGCGATGGAGCTAAAGAGTACTTTCTTGAAGTCGACAAGGAAACTCGCAATCTATCTTCTAAGGCCTCAATCATTGATGGCTGCAAGGAGGTATCAACGGTTGTGGGCTACACCAATGGACTCTGGTGGGTCGTCATTCACCCATCTGCGAAGAAGGCGATTAAGTTAGCAGACGCACAGTACCTTGATAGGATCTATATCAAGCGGATAGTTTTCCGCATTCCAACTGCGGTACTCGACACTCCTGACTACTGGACTCCTTAGACTCTTTAAGTCGACAAGTTATTTAATTTTATAAAAATATTTTTATAAAATTAAAATGTTTTAGTAATAGATGGTAATATTTTATTACTAGTAGATTCACTTATAGGTAATGGTAGTATTTCTCTAGGTTCACTTATAACTCTTAAATATTCTTTTCTTTGAGTTATTTGAGTAATTACATTTGGTAAAATTTGTCCAACAACAATAGTATTTAATTCTTTTATTTGATTTTTAATATCATAAGGTAAATGTTTAGCATATTCAATAAATGTATATCTCATTACTATAATTAGATCTTCATTTTTTTGAGTACTTATTTTAAATTCTCCATTAGTTTTTTTAAAAACACTTAATATTAGTTGTTTATTTATTAAATCTATATTTTCATTAGAGAAAAAATAAGTTTCTAAGTCTCCTTGGTCACATTCACTTATTCTTACTTGATTTTTAATTAATTCATTTCTTAATTCATTAGATGTTGAATTATCCCAAAAGAAAGCAGTAGGCATTTCATGCATATTAAACTTTCTATCTATAAATGACATTATAATATAATAGAAAATTATTATATATAAATTTACTGTATAATATATAGATTTTAAATTTACTATATATTATCTAGATTATAAGTTTCATATATATTGTATTCATCATATTTCATATTTTGTTTTGATTCTGGTAATACTTTTTCATTTTCAGGATAACCAAATAATGAACCAGTAAAAACTGATATAATTTCATAAATGTCATTATTTTTCATAATTATTTTATGCATATTTGGAATATCTTTATCTTTATTTAAATATATAACCCATACAAATTCATCATATCTTTGTTGATAAACCATTAAATTACCTTTATAAAAATTAGGTCTTGATAACCTATTTATATTTTCTTTTTCTGTTTTTAATAATAATGTACCAACTCTATTATGTACAAATTCACTAAAAAATGTAGGTATTAAATCTGATATTTTACTATCTTTATTTGTATTTATATAATTAAAAATAGATTCAATTAAATTAATTATTTCTGTATCTAATTTTCCAAATCCTTCTACAAATAATTTTTGTCTATAATTATCTGGATTCATAATATTTTTAAATTGTTCAATAATTTTTTTAGTTAAATCTGTTGGTTTATAATCATTATTTTTTTGAAATAATTTATCACTATATATTTTAAACTTTTGTTTTTTACTTTTTAAATCATCATCATTTATTTCTACATCAGAAAATTTTGAATCAATCATAAGTATATAACCATAATTAGGTATATAATAATTTACATTATCAACCTTATATATCCATGATCCAATAGAATTATAATCAGTAAATATATCTTTTATAAAAATATTATTTTCTAATGAAAAGTTTTCTATAAATATATTAGCCTTCTCTAAAACTGCGCATGCATAAACTAACTGAAATAATATAGATTTCCAGACTTGAGGTGTGTGATAACCAGTAGAAGTCATTTTTCTTATTGTCCCAAATCTTTCATATATTGGTCCCGACCATTGTAATATATTAGAGTTTGGAGCTTCTGTTAATAAAATTAGTACTTTACCAGAATCTAATGTTAAATCATCTTTATCATTTGTATCTATAAATTCTTTATAAATCATCTGAATTTGATCTTTATTTCTTTTATAATCTTCTTCAATTTGTTTTTTAATTTTATCATGTTCTTCTCCAAAATATTTACCTTTTATAGCATTTAATTTATCATGATAATTATCTGCAATTTTCATCATTTCTATTACATATTTACCTTTTCCAATTCCAATATCATCATATCTTGGTAAAATTAATGATAATTGACCAAGTGTTTTATTAATTGTATGCAGTTCATTTATTTTTTGTTGATTTCTTATTAAATCATCTTTAACTCCATTTATTTGTACTTTTTTTTTAATATCTTCTAATTTTTCCCAATTTATTCTTGATTTTGTATCTATTTTATACAAAAAATGAGTTATAAAATTAGGTGATACTTTTTTTTTAATAACATCATTTTTTACCCAATCATAATATTTAATTTCTCTCCATAAATCAAAATCATGTGCATTTATACCAGATTCAATACTTTTACATTTCATAGCTCCAATAGACATTTTATACATACGAACATTCATACCTATAGATTTCTTTGCAATTTCAATACTAGATCTATCACTATTAAATCTTACTGGATAAGCTGCTCTATATAATAAAAATTCACGTGGTAAATCATGATATGGATTATGTTTAGTTGAGTATGGATTACAATCCATTACTTTAATAAATGATAATAATGAATTTTTCCCACCTGTGATATCCATATCTTCTCCATCATGATTATCAATAATAGTATTTCTAATAAAATTACTTAATTGAGTTCTTTCATAAATAGTTAATGATGAATATACTTTTGGTTCTCCAGGAATAATATCTTCATATATCCTATTAATAGTAGAATGTGGACCAATAGGATTTGATAATGTAATATTATACATTTTCTGTTGAACTGGTGGTTGTCCTATAAGATTATTGTATGGATATATTTGAGGACCTGAATTAACTGCATTTGGATCATATAATGGTATATATGGTGGTGGAAAACTATCTTTTTTAGCAGGTTTATTAGATGTGTCATAAATTTTTTGTTCTAATAATACAGGTGGTTCTCTGATAGGATTTTCTTCTTTTTTCTTATTAAAAGTAGTTCTTTCATCATTTGATACAAAAGGTGTATTTTTTTCAGCAGTAAAAGGTGCTTTATCATAACCTCCTGTTAATTCAGGTATTTCAAGTAATGTTCTATTAATTTTACCCTTAGAGTAAAATTTATCGTTTTTAATTATTCTTTTATTTATCATTATATTAATGTTAGAATTTATTTTATTTTGATTTCCTAAAGTAGAATAATTATCAGAATTAATAAATGTTTCAATAATTTTTTTACTAGTTAAATATTGATGATCATTAAAATTATTATTTTTTTTTGTTGGTACTTCTTTAAAACTATCAAAGTACTTATCATATAGTAATTTTGATGGTTTTATTATTTCTTGATTATCTTTAAGTTTATTTCTTATATTTTCTGGTAAATATTCATCAAAAAATTTCATAGTTTCTTTATCACAATCATTAATTGTTTTATATGATAATAAATCATTCATAAAAGTATATAAATCATAATAATCATTCTTTGTATTTTTTTCTATTTCATAAAATTTAGGTATGATTGAATTATCAAAATTAGTTATTTTTATATCAAATCCAAAATTTGGTACATAAAATTTATCATTATTAAATCCATTGTATTCAGTATATATATCATCATTTTTCTTCAAATATAAGAATATATTTTTTAAAATTAGATTATTATGTCTAAAACCTTTAAATTCATTTTGTAATACAGCTAAAGTATGAATTACTTGAAATAACAATCCTTTATAAATACACTTATTCTCTTTTAAATAATCAAATAAATTAATACTTTTAAAAAAATGTTCTCTTAATTGTAAACAACATGTGTCTTGAATAATATTATTTTTAATTAATTCTTTAATTTTATTGTAATAATTATCATCACCTAATATTTTTTCAATTTCAGAAACTTTAACATCTATATTTAATAATGGTATAATTATATGTTTTGTTTTTTTATATAAAATTAATTCAGATAAAATATATGAAAATAATGAATCATTATTTACTGGTGAAGTGAATAAATCATTTATTTGATTATTAGTATTATAAAAACTAATTTTTATTGTTAAAGGAAATTGATTAGAATATTTTTTTAAATAAATTTTATTAGTTTCTTCATCAAATGAAACTACTTTAAATTTACCATTTAGAACTTCATTTTTATGTAATTCATAATATTCATACTCTTTATCATCTAGTGATTCAATAATAGATAATTTTACATCATCTAATCCTATTTTACCTAGAGTTATATTTTGCAATGTAAAACAATTTTTAGTATTTTGATTATAAATAAAATCATATAGCAAGTTAATTTTATCATTAATATTAAATTCCATTATTATAATATATAATAGAATTTTTTTAAATTAATTTATTAAATAATGCTAATAATCTAATAATATAACCTTCAAAATGAATAATATGTCTTGTACCTTGTGTTAATCTTTCTTCATGAATTGATGTTATATTAATAATATTATATTTTAATGTTAAATCATTATTTAATTCTAATAATTTTATCATAATATTACGAATTATCATTTTTGTTGGAATATTTGTTATAAATAATATATAAAATTGTTGACGTATATTTTTTAATATTGAATATAATTTTTTATTACTTGTAATTTTAATATTTTGTATATTATGAACTATCAAATTAACTATTAAATCCCAACTTTTTGTATATTCAATATTATTTTTATACATTTCAAGTAACCAAATAGCATGATTAATTTTATTTTCAGAATTATTAATTATTTCTTTTAATTTTATAAATGATATATTAATATTTTCTTTATAAGTTATATGTAATAATGTTTCTAATATTTCTTCTTCATTAGGTAATTGTACTCTAACTAATAAACATCTGGACCTTAAGGGTTCAATTATTTTAGATAATTGATCAGAAATTAAAATAAATTTACATGAATTAGAATATTTTTCCATAGTTCTTCTTAAAGATGCTTGTGCATAATATGATAAATTATCTATTTTATTAATTACAACAACCTTAAATAATTTCCTATTTTTAAATATATTTAATAATTCTGATTTGGCATAATCTTGAATAATATCTTGTATAAGATATTTATCAAAACCATTTGTATTTGGTTCTATAATTATATGATGTTTTGATTGTTTTATCATAATTTTTGTTTTTGTATTTGAATACCCAGTTACAGTGTATTCTACATCCTTTAATTCAATACTAGATTTACCATAAATTTTACATAATAAATTATTTATTAAATATTCTTTACCTGAACCAATATTTCCATAAACTATCAAATGCATAAAATTAGAATATTGCCAATTTCCATAATTTAAATTATTTACAATTTTATGTAATTGATCATTAGGTAATTTAATAATTGATTCAACATTAGAATATATTTGACTATGTGTATCAAAACTATTTATTATTTTTTCGATGATTTTTTTATGATAGTTAATATAAATTGGATCATTATAATATTTATCAACTAAAAACATATTATAATGAATATATTAAACTATGTTTAAATTAAAATAAAAAAATTGTTTACAGGTTTTTTTTAAAGGGAAAAAAATTGTTTACAGGTTTTTTTTAAAGGGAAAAAAATTGTTT